TTCTTAGCTAACTTCCATTTAAACCAAGCTTGTTGTAGACGTTCCTTACCACTGTTGAAATATCGATAACCATATACCGTGTTGGTACCACTTACAGCAAACATCACATATGAGTTCTCTCTGGAGTTTGCTAAAAGATCGACATTTTTAGGTAATGTTCTTGATATAACTTTGCTCTGTTCTAATACCTGTGGTTCTCCTTCTCTTCTAACATTATTTAATTCAAAGAATCTTGTGTACTTACCTGCATTATCTAAGAAAGCATAGGTAGTACCTAGAGAGATAGGTGAGGTATTGACGTTGTAGTTGTAAGTGCATAACGAATTTATCTTGGCAGTATCAGGTGTTAAGAGATCACTATCTGTTGTCAGTAAGAATTGCTGATTAGCTGCAAATAAAATCAAACCTGAATTACTTACGATTCCATCTACTAAGTCAGTAGGGAAAGTAGAACTACAGGAAATATCAATTCTATCTATTGGTGATACAGCTAATGCTGTCTCATTCCAGAAATTATGGAAATTCCCAGGTTGAGAAATGATGGCATTCTCTCCAGTTAATAAGACTAATCTATTCCTCCAAAAAAGAACTTTACTAATCTTCTTCCCTACAAATGTAGGTTTCTTGTTTGTAGTTTCATCACCTATTAGACGATCTACCCATCCAGGTTGATCGACAGTAAATGAATTATCGGCTTGTCTAACAATCCTATGAGGCATAGTAGAAGCAGTAAAGCTCTTATCTAAACCTGGTGCTGCACATTCAATCCAAGACCCTGGACCATCAGTATCGTTATTACCTTTAAATTTCAAGTAATAATCATCTTGATCACTATTGCTATTAGCTACTTTGATTATGGCATCATGCTTACAAGCAGATGGTAGATCGGTTATATCATTTATTTCATTTGTAACTACATTCATTAAATCAGGATCTCTGACCCCAACATTGAATGCTGAACTACGAGTTATATAAATACCATTACCAATGATTTCTGCTGTAATACCACTTATATCGTCTAATTCTTTACGTATACTTCCTAAAATTGTAGAGGATGATACAGCAATCTCAGCATCAAAAGCGGTCGGTATAGGTCTAACAGCTCCTATATCTTGTTTAGAAGTTATTTCTTGTGTTTCTCTAATAATAACTTGATAACCTTTTGATTGAACCATTGCTTTAAAGGTATCTCCTATCTGCCAACCTTCTCCACCATGAAGTAAATCACCTTCATATGTATAGGTGCATGTGTAGTCATCACCATGACCTACATTCTGGTTCGAACCTCTAGGAGCGGTTATACCTTTAACTGTTATTCGAAAACATAGATTTGTTCTACCACTAGGTACACCAGAAACAGGATTACCTCCAGCTGTATCGACAGCCGTACTGAATAATTTAGTTCCTATATCAGGACAGCTTCCATCTAGATAGTTGTTATAGGAATCATTTTTTGTATGTTCATCATCCGAATGCTTTTGGATTTGAATCCTGGTAGCAGTAGTGGTGGTTGTTGTTCCTGAGTCATTCGTGTAAAGGTCTAATGCATATTGCCTAGCATTAGCACTTTGTTTTAATTCAACATATGCCCAATGTGTATCAGGTCTAGCATCAGTAGTTCCTGTCATCGTGACAGTAGTATTCCTATTATTGACATATGTATAGTCATTAATAGTTAGGAACTGTAAATCTCCATCATTAGTGTGAGCTAAGTAAGAACTAGAAGTTGTTGAATAACTACCATCTCCAGCTCTCCACATATGTACAGTTCCATTTCTATCAACCTTTCCTATGTATTGTTCTGTTCCATCTCTAAAGTAGTGGAACCAAGAACCTGCAGTAGTTGCGTTAGAACCTAATGCTGCAACTAATTTACTTCCAGGTCTTTTAATTAATCCTCTAGTTACATCTGGTACAACATTCACAGCATCCGTAAGTTGTCCAGGGCTTTTTAATTCGTCTGGCTGTTCTGATATACCTTGGATATAATTAGGAATCGTCTGTGTAATACTTGCCATTAGCGTCTTAATGCTTGATAAGGTTGGAATGAGTTATATACACTTTCATGTGGCCAACCAAGATAAGAGTGATCACCTTGATTACATTCGTATTCCATACATGCAGCTCTTCCATAAGCTTCTTTGCTTTGGAGAAGTTGTACTAATTGTGGATTGGCTACAAGTTGAGTAGCAGCTCTAACGGATGCACAATAAATAATGTATCTTTTAAATACTTGAGGAATATCTGTGAAGGCATATAGATAGGTAATATCTAAATAAACATCATCTGTAAATTCATCAGTATGATTTACCTTGTCATATAATCTACCATTTCTTTTTACTACATCTGTAAATCTATCTCGTTGCTCATCATTGATATCCATCTGTAAGATATCATCAGCTATAGTTATATGTTTATTAGTATCAGGTGTTCGCTTTACATGTTTCTCAACATTAAAAGACCAACCTTCTGATTGAATATCTATATTACATTCCTTAAGTAAATTATAAACAAAGTAAATTTCAGGGTTATCAAAGTCAAGGGTGGTGATAGGGGATTGACCAATGCTCCCCAATATGGAATTTACTGCGGATAGTTCGGTATCGAGTTCTGTTGTTGAGGGAGTGCTTGACATAAGTTATATGAAGAAAAAAAGGGAGCCATAAAGACTCCCATTTGTGTGAGGAAAAAATATTTACCAGCCGTTAGTGTTCTCACCAGATGTAGCAGGAGCTGCACCAGCGATAAGTTCTACACAAGCAGCAGGGTTTAGATAGTCGGCGCCCATAGCGAGTCGTCCCAGTATCACGTCTCCTTGGTAGACAACTGAAACATCACCTGATGTAACTTGTACTTGAGGTCCGATTGCTTCAACACATGCAGCGCCTTCCTTCTGGAAGATCAAACCACAGGAGTGAGCAAACTTATTAGCTGCACCGTAGTCGTTACGTGAACCATAGTTAGTTCCAGAAACAGCTGCGTCATCAGCTATAGAAGGTCCAACGAAGTCACCCATGTTTGTAGGTGAGGTTTCGCCAGTACTTTCTGCACCAGCTGAACCGCTGAACTCAGTACCAAACTTACCGAAGAACGGAATGTTCATCGACTTGAAGATCTTGATACCAGCGATTTCAATGATTCCTTGACCACCTTGTAGTGCAGAACCTTGAACGTCACGGTTAACTAGCCCATTAGTTCCAACGTTTTGGATAAGGGTGTAGTACTGACGTGGGTTCAATACAGCTACACGTCCATCACTGCTTACACCTTTCTCATCTAGAGCAGCTGCAGCGTCATAGAAAGCATCGATTAGCTTAGCTGAATCATAAGCGTTGTTAGCTTGGTCAGTGGTACCTACACGGATTTGAGTTCCGCCTGGTTCTGCATAGCCTGACTTAGTGATTGGGCTAGCCGCTCTAGCTCCACGTGTGATAGCACGGAAGATCTTACGGTCATATGTTTCTGCGAGGGCGTAGCCGATCTTGCGGCTAATCTCTCCCCTCAATTCATAATGAGCAAGAGTCTCATCTAGCTCATACACGAATGCTGAACTGATTAATAGATCATCAACGGTGATAGTCTTCTCTGCTACTGGTGGTGCATTCTCGTCGTTACCTAGTATGGACTGGCCTGGAATGTGATATTCGGCTTTCGTGCGACCCGTGTAGATGAACTGCAAAGATTTGCCGTTCTTAAGGGTACGCTTCATAACTAGGTCACGAGCAATCGTATTGTGCTGGAAGCCTTTGAATAGCTCTCCAGAAAAGATCTTCAAATAAAGATCTCTGTTATTACTTGCGTTATACGAGCCAGTATCACCAACACGACCTAAAAAGGTAGGATTGGAATTGGCTACGTTCGTTTGCTGTGCCATTTGTATGGATTAATGTTTATATATACGTTCTCAGCTGAAATTTTTTGCGCGTTTTTTTGTGGTCTATCCCACCGTCTAGACGGCATAAGGGTATCGGCGTACCGGCCAAATGCCAATGCAAAGGGAGTCCGACTCTGAGGTGCTCCCATTACTGTTACTCCCCTAAGAGAGCTTCTTCTAAAGATTGAGGTTCTTTATCTTCGTCTACACCTGGAGGTTGGTAGTCATGTGGAAGAGTATCTTTTACTTCTTCATTCTCAGGACTAAGCCAAGTTACCGAAGCGGATGGTGTCTTACTTTGTTGCGCCATTACTCAGATTCCTCTTCTTTCTTTTCTTCTTTTTTCTCTTCTTTCTTTTCTTCTACAGGCTTTTCATAACGCCTTGCTGGTCTTTGATCTGATTGCATTAGTAAATTTCCGTAATTTCACAAGGTGTACAAGATCTACAGTGCTGATGTTCTTTCATATGTAGACCTTCAATGAAAATGAAAATGGATAGGAGTCCGAAGATCCCTACCCATAGTTCATTAAACTTCTTCATCAGAAGCTATACTTAATACCAACTTTGGTTCCCCATGAATTATCATCATCGGTATCAGAGTCAGCAGTCAGTAATGCGAGTTCTCCATATACATCTACTTTAGAAGTAGCTGCAAAAGAGCCACCAACTTTGCCAGAGAATCTGGTGTCACCTTCATCAGCTCCATCCACTGCAACGATGGCTGGACCACCTTGTACATAGAATGATGCTGTATCTGTACCACCTTCATATCCAACATGAACGTCAGTAGTTGTGCTGGTATAGTCGTTTCCGGTTAGCGAGGAGTTGGCCTCGACGTTTACATAAACACCAGCTGATGCAGGTGTCGCTAGTGCTGTTAGAGCCAGTGCGGCAAGTGCTAATTTCATTTTGTTTTTACTTTGTTTTGATGTAAGGCACACCACGATACTTAAGAAGTACTCGCTTTCTAATAGCTTCTCGCTCTTTAAGTAGAGCATTAAGTTCTATAGAAGACATAGCTTTTTCTCCAGTACCTAGACCCCGTTCCATGCCTAGGTTTCATGCGTCCCGAAGGATGAACGGACGTGGTGTTTTATTTTTTCTTTGTAGATTTTTTATAAGGTAATTTAACTACCTTTCCGCCTACAATTTTTTTAGGCATTTGATGTTACCTCCGTAGCTGCTAAGTCAAGAGGGAAGTTATGAGCATTACGCTCGTGCATAACTTCCATACCTAGATCGGCTCTGTTCAGGACGTCAGCCCAGGTAGGGACAACTCTTCCTGTAGAGTCGAGGATGGATTGGTTAAAGTTAAACCCGTTGAGATTAAAAGCCATAGTGGCGATTCCCATAGAGGTAAGCCATATGCCAACGACGGGGAAAACAGCCAAGAAGAAGTGTAAACTACGACTATTGTTGAAAGAAGCATATTGGAATATGAGTCTCCCAAAGTAACCATGAGCCGCAACAATGTTATACGTCTCCTCCTCTTGACCGAATTTGTATCCATAATTAGGAGACTCTGTTTCGGTTGTTTCTTTGATAATTGAACTGGTAACCAATGAGCCGTGCATAGCACTGAACAAAGATCCACCAAATACCGCCGCAACACCCAACATATGGAAAGGGTGCATGAGGATATTATGTTCTGCTTGAAAGACAAACATAAAGTTGAATGTCCCTGAGATCCCCAACGGCATACCGTCAGAGAAACTTCCTTGTCCGAATGGATATACCAAGAACACTGCGAAGGAAGCTGCGACTGGTGCGGAGTAAGCAACACAAATCCATGGCCTCATTCCCAGTCGATAACTAAGTTCCCATTGGCGTCCCATATAAGCGCAGATGCCAATGAGGAAGTGGAAGACGATAAGTTGATATGGTCCTCCGTTGTAGAGCCATTCATCAAGCGTTGCAGCCTCCCATATAGGGTAGAAATGGAGACCAATAGCATTACTGCTTGGGACAATCGCTCCAGATATAATGTTGTTTCCATAAAGTAATGAGCCTGATACTGGCTCTCTGATACCGTCAATGTCGACGGGAGGTGCGCCTATGAAGGCGATGATAAAAGCAGTTGCTGCTGTTAATAGTGCGGGGATCATGAGCACACCGAACCACCCCACATAGAGGCGGTTGTTAGTGCTCGTTACCCAGTCACAAAATTGGTTCCAATTAGAACGTTCTAATGTGGCTGTTGTCATTTAAAAGATGCCTGGGATAATTTGTCCTGTGAACAAGTAAGCTCCAACAGCTGCCACAAATCCAATCATTGCTGACCATCCGTTAACACGTTCTGCGTTCTCGAAATACTTCTGATCAATCACTTCGACTTGTGGTTCGTTAGGGTATCTGTTGTAGCGTCCGCCTTGCTCTGTTGTAGTAGTCATTAAAATAAATAATTAGGTTAATGGCCGAGGATGAAATTTCAGGTCGGCGCTATCTAACTATTTAGCTATTTGATCTGGTGTTATTTTATTATTTTTTCTCTTTTTCTTTAATTCTTCTCTTTGTGCTTCAAGCATTCTTTTTAATGCTTCTCTTTGTGCTCTTCTTTTGTATGCGTCATACTGTTCAACATCACGCATTGATTGAGTAATTGCCATAGTTAGAAATCAAGATCGGATCTATCGAGTTTGGCTATAACATCCTGTCGATAAGCAGGATCAGCGTCATATCTAGGGTCAGACATAGCAGCTACTAGTTCCTGTTGACTACGGAATACATCTCCCGATGACTTAGGTTGTTTACCTGTGAGCATCCGTCCTTCGTAGCCATTCTCATTTTCATATTGAGCTTTCATTCCTTGTACTGCTAATTGAATAGCCTTTGCATTCCCTGAATTAACTAAGGAATCAAAAGCTTCTACTGTATCTTTATCTAAAGTTTCAGATGCCCAATTAACTAAAGACTCATACTGCTTCTCTCCTCCTACTGAGTTCTTAATAGTATTAATCTCAGCATCAGATAAATCAGCAGCTATTTGTGTTTGTGGGTTATCGGATTGCATCTCCATGTAGGCTTTAACTAGATCACTACTACTCATCTCAGAGAACTTAGCCATAGTCTCTGGTGTGATTTCTCCTTTCTCAGAGAATTCAGTCGAAGCATCTGTGATTAATGAAACAGCAGGTGAAGCTTCAACTTCTTCTTCTTCCTCTACCTCTCCTTCTTCTGTCTCAGTAGTTCCCTCTTCAGTTCCCTCCTCCGGAGAGCCAAGTTTCTTTTGCAGTTCGACATAAGCTTTTTCTAATTCTTCTGCATTTTTATATTTTCCAGCAAGTAATGCATCTTGCTCACCTTGTAACTGTTCACCTACTTCTAAAGATTCTTGCTCTTCAGGTGTAAGTACTTCAGTCTCAGGTGCGTTGTTATACGAAAGTGTTTCAGCCATTATTCTTCGGGCGGTGGTTCGGGTGTTTCTTGATTATTAGGTTCGAAGTTAGGGTTCTTACTAGGGTCCATAACAGGTGCTCTAGCTAATTGACCAGCTTGATCTACTAAGGATTGATTCATTGCATCAGCTTGTCTTAGTTCTTTATCCTGTTTCATCTGTTCAGGAGTCTTAACTAGATTCAATACATCTATACCTTGAGCTGCAGCTAAGCGTTTAATAGCTTCAGAAGGATCGATGAATCTCATCAAAGCCTCTGGTCCTAATGTCTGAGCGATAGTAGTTACGAATGCAGTGAGACTTTCTCTGTCTTGTCCTCTGCCTAGTGCGTTAACACCTGCAACTATCTGAGGAGATACCATATCTTTAGGTATCTTAGGTAGTTGACCATTACGTTGTAGTACTAATAATGTTCTATTGAGATAAGGAACTAATAGTTCAACTGTAAGTAAACTGAATAGTCCTCCAAGCTGTTGCTCTAGTTCTAGTTGAGTAAGGCGTACTTCTTCTGCTGTAGTTCTTTCTGACTGTCTTACATTCAATATAAGGAAAGCTTCTGAAAGTCTACGTTCAATTTGGTTAGCCATTTCCGCTGCTGTTCTGAAGTCAGCAGTCTTGCTTACTTGTACAACTTGTACATCCTCTGGTCTACCTTGAATAATCGCACCATTACCTGCACTAGCTAAAGTACTAGGTTTAGTTGTTGAACTAGGAGATACAAGGAATACAACTTTAGCTGCAGCGGCGCTGCCTTCGACTAAAGCTTGTGATAATGCCTCAAGACTTCTTAGGTCTCCAAGGAATTCTTCTACTCTAGAACGTCCATAGTCTTCTCCATCAACAGTATTGAATCTAAGAACTAACCAAGGTGAGGCATTCTTAGGAGCTGTACTTCTACTGTCAGGAAGAATCTTATCTAAACATTCTTGATGCCATACCCATCGACCATTCTCTAGTCGTACATAGGTATAGACTTCTAAATCATCATTACCTACTGTCTCATCTGAAACAGTGGTTGGATCAGGTTCAGGTAAATCAATACCTAAAATCTTTCTACTGATTAATTCTTTAGTAACGATTTCTAAGACGTTACCATTACCATCTCTATTAACGACAAAACGATTAAGTGGATAGTTCTTTAGACCATCCTTACCCATAAAGATTAAGGCGTTACCACCTACGATCAAATGTTTTAAGGCTTGATGAACTACAACTCTGTCACTAGAGGCAGCAATGTAATCCATAATAATCCTTTCCATCTTAGAGAAAGAAAGGTCTAGTTCACTTCTGATCTCTGCAGGTAACTCTTCACCTAATTTGTCATCTCTTACTTGTAGTTTAAAGAAGGTTGTTTGTGGTGGTAACAGTGCAAGCATTAGTTTTGCTGCTAATGTCACAACTGCTTTAGCTCCCACGCTTTGCCAGGGTGTTGTTAAGCGTCTAACGGAAGGTCTGGCATTTGTATCTTCACTAATTAGATAAGGCAGTGTTAGCTTTGAGCAATCCACTGCTGTATCTAAAAACTGAGATCTACCAGAACTTAATTTGTTATATCTAGTTCTGGCATTCATGTGTTAAGACCTCCTTGTCCTGCATTGGTTGGTTGACCTTGGTTTAGAGGTATGCGTAATGAATCGGTACCAACAGCTTGTTGATTTGCAGCTGCCTTCTGACCAGTAGTTCCATACTCCACTTTAGGTTTATCTTCTTCAGTTTTTAAAGGCTTTGGTTCTGGTGGTGGACCTGGAGGATCAGGTAAAGGTTTTGGTACTGGAGGTGGTGAAGGATTTTGAATCCTCGGTACTTCAGGTTTGAATAAACACATGGTTAGTCTTCTTCTAATTTTCTTTTGACGTATTCCACCACGCTCTGTTGGCCAGCTTTAAACATGATCTCTTCAGCGGACATCTTTGGATGAACCATAAGGTTCCCAAAATTGTTCTCTAAATCTTCAGCTAATTGTTCCAATGATTGGCGATGAAATTTAAGCGTATTGTGGGAGGTTTGTATTTGCATGTTCGAAAAATGCTGGCATCCGAGCTGCTTTGGTGTCAGAAAATTGAGGTGCTTTGCCCTCATACATCAACCGATCGCTCGCATCCAGCCAAAATTTTTTGTCTAAATATTTATCAGTAGTATTTATACCTAGGGGTTGAAGAACCCAGTTAATGGTGGCCTTCCTAAGTTTATCCAAACTATTGCTAGGAGATAAGCCCAACTCACGACATACAAGGCTATTAGTGGCCACGTGTATTTGTTCGTCTCTACTGATGTCGGCGCTGACAGTCCTAAGACCAGCATCGCCGTTATAACGAAAGAAGGGAAGAAGTACGAAAAATATTGCACGTTCCGCTACCAATGCTTTCGTTATGGTGTGATCTGGGTGTTCCTCCCAGGCTGCTCGAAGTCGTAACGCTTCGGCTTCAGATTGAGGGTCAACCCCAATTGAATTAGCAATAAAGCCAAGAGCAAGGTCATGTTTTTCTTCGTCTTTGACGTTTAGTTTTAATAGTTCTCTAGCGTGATCGGGAACATTTTTTTCAAGCGCGTCCTCAATGAAGGTACCCACAGGTAACTCCATATGACGTATTGCGAGGGCACGTCTAATGGTTTCTTCTGATCCATCTTTTAATTTCCCAGCTGTAGTTTGTACAGGAGTCCAAGTACGTCTCCTATCGATTAGTTTTTGATATGGTGTTTTTCTCATCATTCTTGACAATCACATGTAAGGGGTTCATTGATGATCCCTTGCAAGTAGTCTTCAACGTCAGTATCATTTAATGCTGCATACGCATCGGTCTTATCCTGAACATCTCCCATTACTTGTAAGGAATAATATAAAGATGTTTGGGGACTATCTAGCCACTCTTCAATGAACTGATTGTCATAGGTTACAACGTCGCTCCATGAGTTAAAGCTGTATCCGTGAAGAAGCCCTGTGTTATCTAACATTTTTATTAGTTCGTCAGCTACTCGTTTATAAGCATCCCAACCAACTTCACTAGCGATCTCGACATCGCCGTATTTAAATTGTTCGACTCCAAATGTTCCAGAGTCTCTGTCAACAGTCCTAGCAATAGGTGGTGCTATCTCCGGTGTACAGGTATATCCATCTAGATCTTGTGACCTATAAGAACAACTAGCTGTAGGAGCAATAGCGAAGGCTCTGACCATATTGTTATCCCTGGCCACCTGAGCAGCGAGGTCAATACCTTTCTTAAATTCACTTGCTAATTTCTCTGCCTGTGTAACTATCGAGCCTCCATCATTTACGACTCCGAGTGCTCTTCCAAATTGTTCGTAGGTGATGCTGTAACGTCGTAAGAGATTCGCGAGTCCAAGGCATCCAAGTCCGACCTGCCTGTCCGTTTCCGAGGGAAGGTACTCTCCAGACCTTCCAACGCCTGTTCGGCCATGAAGATCGCACAGCTCGGACATACCCTGACTGAAAGCCTCTGAAATGTTGGAGATTGTAGAGGCACCGAGATTGACATGCTGGAGGAGGCATGTTCCTCGTGTTGGCAAATATACCTCAAGACAGACGTTCCCATAGATACGGTTCCCATTGTTATCGTGTTTGATTTTGTTGAGCCAAATATCTCCACCTTTAATGTTGTGAAGTAAAGCTTCTTTTATTTGAAGAGATGTACTTTCCCATTTTCTCTGATCAAGGTTGACGCACCTCTTGATCCATGGGAGTTCTGATCTAGGCGTTGTAATAAACTCCAAGATATCGGGATGATCAATATCAAGATGTGCAACAACAGCCCCATTTTTATAAATGCCTCCACGCCTGAGCGTTTCATTTAGTGTTGAATAGATTTTTGCAAAAGATACGGGTCCAGAAGCTGTTAATCCTTTCCCATTTTCATGTCCTTTAGGACGTAGTTTTGATAGATGTACTGCACACCCAGCGCCATAGCGGAGGGCATGACTAACAAAACGCCACGATGCCTCTATCCCGTCTGGACCTTCCATTGAGTCCTCAACAACAAAGACCGTGCATGACACTGGTAATCGTGATTCAGGATTATCCAGCCATGACTGGACCCGCCCTGTGCGAGATATGAGTTGTGCTTCCATTTATAAACAAGTTGAAAGATTTGGTGGTTTGTAATTTGGTCCTTTAAGTACTTTTCCGTCTTCTCTATATATTGGTTCTCCGTTATCTCCTAACTTCGACATATTGCTTTCATGAACTAGATTTAAAGCTTTATCTAAATCCCAACTCATATTTGCTGCATATTGATAGCAGACATATACAAGATCAGCTAATTCTTTTACACAGTCCTGATGTATGTCAGGATTATCTCTGAATAATAATGCCTCAGCTTCTAAGAATTCTTTAAACTCCTCAACGATCAAATTTTTCTGTTTGTTCCGAGAGGGGCGTCCCTTGGAATTCGAAATCTTGTAAGCCTCCCGAAATTCCTGAGCCTGAGAAGATAATCGTGTCTTGTGAGTCGTATCTGGGTAAATTCTGACGTTGGGCATGTGATAGTTCGTTCTCTAAATAGTGGATTGCTTTTTTAAGGTCTTCTACTTTGCTGTCTTTATATCCAGCTCGGCAAATGTATTTAACGGCGTTTCCTAAGTGGAAGTTGAGTCCGTTCTCTCTAATAAAATCCCAAACATCGAGAGTTCCTCGTTTGTAATAGGTTGGTCCGATTGGGTCTTTGGCCATTGGTGAATTAAGTTTGTGAGTGAATTACCCAAGACATAACACTGCTCTTGTAAAGCCATGAAGACAGTAATAATGTCCTCTTTTTTTGTCTCAGGTTTTTTTAAACAGTCGTGAATATTTCTAAGCTTTAGATCCTGCTCCAACGTCAACTTGGTAATCGGTGGAGGGAGTCCAGGGAATTGGCTGTTTGTTTTCGAAGTCATAGTCATCTACTGTGAGTATTCTTGCTAAACGAGCATTCATAAGAGCTACATCTTCATCTAGATCTTTCTCTGCAAATGCATCGACTACTGTTTTCCAGCTGTAACCTTTATCTTTAAATAAAGTCTCGGCACGTTTAACACCGATTCCAGGTACTCCACCGTAACCATCAGTTTGATCTCCAGCTAAGCTTTGGATTAAATGCCATTTAGCTCCGCTTTCCGCACTGATGAGAGTGGAATTTTCCATATCAAACAACTCTCCAGGTATTTGTCTCATATCCTTATCAGGAGAAACAATGATATTTCCTGGATTTTTAGTTGCATAAATGCCCATTGAGTCATCTGCCTCAAGTGTGGGCATGATTATTACGTCGTACTCAGTCTTGAGTCGGTTAATAACACGTCTATATCCGCAAGGTTTCTTACGGTTTCTGTGACCTTTATAGTCTGATTTAATATCTTTGCGGAAATTAGTACTGTCACTAAAGAACAGAATAGGATCAGCAAAAGATCCAATGTTGTTAGAGATACGTTTTAGTTCTCGTTGAACACAACCGTAAGCATCAGAAAATAATGAAGTAACCATAATAACGTCATCTCCAAAATCAATCTCTGATTCAGCTGCTGCACAACATTTATAGACTATATAGTCAGCATCAATTAATAATTTCATAGGTGGTTAATGGACATCTGCCCAGGTCATTCCTGCTTTTGATTCAGCAGCAATTGGTATTCTTAAGTTGTAATATTCGCCAGCTTGTGTTGCACTTAATTCAAGTAAGAATTTTAAATCTTCCACGTCTTTCTCTTCCGCTTCAAATTGTAATTCATCATGAATAAATGCAAGTTGTCTAGCACTTTTAGGTAAGTTTTCATGAGCTAGTACCATCCATCTTTTGGCGATGACCGCCGCTCCGCTTTGGAGGAGGTAATTGAGGGATTGATGCCCTTTGTCAACATTGATGTGACGACCGTCGAGTGAACGGACCCAACCTCTTTCCGCAGCTCGTTTAACGCCTTCAAGCAGATCGGAAAGACCTGGAATGGCGTTAACAAACGCTTCACGGATTTCTTTACCCTTTCTCTCTGCAGCTTTTTTGCTAAGAGATGCATCGAAGGATGCTCCCAATTTTTGGTTTCCCGCCCCATAAATCATTGCGTACGAAATTGTCTTTACTTGCCGTCTAGATACTCCGATCTTGTCGGCATTTGTTTGGTGGATGTCTCCGTTGAGGAGAATATCGGCATAACGACCTTTGTCGTAACGTGCCAAATAGTGAGCCAACATGCGAAGCTCAATCCCGCTAAGATCAGCGCCGACCATAAACATGGAAGGCGAGGCGGTAAATAATTTTCTGAATCTTTCTTCTGCATTTACTTGACCAAGGTTCGGTCTTCGATGAGCACATCGATGAGTAATAGTTGCTACTGAACAATGGTGGTGAATCCTAGACTTCGTACATAGCTTCTGCCATGCGTTCACGCCTTCGGATATCATCCCTAACTGCTTCTTCAAATCGAGGCAACGTAGAAAACGTAATGCAATATCCGTCCCAATATCCTTGAGAACGATTTCGTCTATTACTGGCTTCCCGTTCGAGCTTATTGATGAGGGCGTCCATCCATAATGTGTTTGCAGAATCCATGCAATGTGGTCTCTTGATGTTGGATTTAATTCTTTTATTCGGATGCTTTCACATCCCTCGTAGTAACCGAGTGTCCTGTTATTTCGTTTAGGAGTGAACAGCGTTCCTCCAACGTAAGGCCATTGTCTTCGAAGTACCTGAGTAAGGTGTTCCAGCTCTCTTCGGAGAGTTGATTCAAGTTCGTAAGATTCTTTCTCATTAAATTGCCATCCATTAATCTCCTGTTGTGTGAGTATTTGAGCTACCTGGTGTTCCATTTGGACCCATCCAGGTATGGGCGGAAATGCTTCCATAATTTCTTAGTAACTTCTACGTCTTGTACGCAGTAATCTTCCATTTCTTGTGACCATTCAGACCAATCTGAGGTCTTACCGAATGCTCCTTTGTATTCGCCTAACCTATATCCGTAAGCTTCTAAACTATGCCTACCGATAAGCTGTAGTGGCATATGTGGCCATCTACATTTTGTCTTACCGTTTTCATCTTTAATGATATTCCCTTGCTTATCCTTTAGACGATCTACATCGTCAAGTCGTGAATGATAGAGGCGACTAAGGAGCAAGGTATCAATAATAACACCGCGAGGCTCAAAGAAGGGATATAGCTTGCGGATAACTGGTAAATCGTAGCCAATAATATTATGACCAATAATAATCTCAGCTTGTTCGATGTACTGTATTGCTCGAATAATAGGAGACGACATACCTTTCCCAGGGCATTCATCATTGAATGAAAGTGTTTCATCGAGTAGTGAGTCGTAATAGGCAACGCAGTGGATTCGAGAAACATCTTTCAATAATCCATTAGTTTCAAGGTCGAAAATTAAAGTTTGACCTTCATTTACTTCTTTTGCCATTGATAGGTTTTATCAACGAACTCTGCTTTCTTTACAGCTTCCGTTGTAGGTGGGTTAGGTTTAATTAATTCTCCATTTTTTATTGCTTGCTCTGCATCCCACTTCTTTAAATGGGTGTTCCAAGGGTGCTCCCATACTCTTTTATTAGGGTCAACACCTTCAAAATTCTGTTTCTTCGAATTGGGGTTCAGCTTCATCTTCAATAAATTTGCAAGTGGATAAGTCGTAACTCAACTGAGCTGCTATGCCTGTTTCGCCTGAATAGCGATTCTTAATGATTCGCAGAGTCGTAGAGCTTCGTTCAGTGTCGGATTGTTGATTTCTTTCGAGGGCAAGTACCGTATCGCTGAGTTGAGCAATAGCAGCAGATCCTCTGAGTTGGCCGAGGGTAACCCTTGCTCCTTCTTCATGAGGTTTATCTCCAGTAGCTCTCCTTAAATGAGAAACTAAAAACAGTGAAATACCTGTACGTTCAACTAAAGAACGTAGCTTTGTCATGGTGGTATCTATCATTCGGCGTTCATCGCCGTCTAATCCGCTAAGTAATATCGACAAGTGGTCTAGGAATACAACACGGCACTCCAATCCACAGGCGAGGTATTCAATTCGAGAATAGATAAGGTCTGGATCGTAAGAACCAAAGCCATCAAAAAGATAGAGATTCCAATTGGCAATAGTTCGTTGAAAGGCGTCGTCGAGTTCTTCTCTTTCATGTTCTCCCATGTGTAATGATTTACCTAGGGCAGAAGACATTAATCCGAGCGCGGTTCTACGATTAGATTCTTCAAGTGCCAAGTAGCCGACCCGAACCCCTTGCTGCAAAAGGTGAGCTGCAAGTTGCCTACAGAATGCGGATTTTCCTTGGCCAGATCCCGCAGTAATCGTCGTAAGCTCTCGGTATCGAATACCGTGCAGTAGTGATTGCAATCCTTCAAATGGGTACTCATGGTCGCATGGTGGTTCTGGTGTGGTGACAGTTTCTAATAAAGTTTTTCCATCAATAATTCCATCAGGTCGATATGGTTTAGCATCCCAAATTGCTCTTCGGATTGCTTCTAAATCATCTGCCTGACAAGCATCTGAGGCATCTTTATATGTCTCTAGTCTTGCGATTTTAACCTTTCCC